AAGTTACTATAAAGGATTGCGCCTTCCGTAATACTACCCATAGCCGTAATAAGTAGTGGATCATCTACCTTAAACTGTCGATCAATCCATGCCATTCTGTCAGCCAGTACCTTGTCATCTGCGTAGCTACTGTAGAACTCATCAGTCTTCAAGCCCATGACTTCATTCAGCTTGTCATAAAATGGAGCGTGTACGTTCAGTTCAAACATACCAAACACTGATGCCATTCGTTGTATCTCTGGACGTTGGAATGTCTTACGCACATAGTCAAGCCAATACTCGTTACCTACATGAAGCTCATATAATGTAAACAGCTTCAGCACTGTAGTCACCCCATGCAGCTCAGCATTAGTAAGATTAGTCTTGAGATCATGAATATCCTTGTTCATCTCAATCTCGCCGCTCGTCCAAAATATAGACTCCTGCTGCTCACAGTAGTCAATAGCTTTTGGGTAGTCTACTGTGTACGTTGTTTTCTTTTCTAACAATTTACTCATACCAATCTTCATCCTTATTACTGTGGAACAGCATGCCACGTAAAAACCATTCAATCATGAAGGTACGCATTGGCTCATCACGTTCATTGTAAAATGTTTTAAAACCAATGTAAGGCAACCAACCACCCATCAAAGGATAACCAAAAAAGATTATAATTTTGTCTACAGGACAAATCCTAAATGGCATAAGCTCAAATTTATAAGCGTCTAGCTCTTGTTCATCCATCAATCTATTTCCTTTTGTAATCTTTCAAAGTGTAGCTCGACTCGGTCTTCAAATCGAAAGACTAAATCTTCAGAACTAATTTCAAGCAACTCGGCTACAGTTTCTTCATCTAATTGTCCTAGCCTTGAACACAATTCTGAGAACGTCATAATCTTTTTAACGTCCTCGTAAATAAGAGAGGCTAACAGGTAAGACATCAAGTCCTCCATTTTCTACTTCGTTAAGCATCCAGATACCAGACCAACTACCATTGTTCTGCGCTCCTAAATACTTCTCGTCATGTTGATAATAAATGCCAGCAAATAATCCAGTAAGATTAACTCCATCAGCACGTCTCTGAAATGCTATGTCTCTGTCTTGCACATGACCCATGATGCAGGACATCATACGCTTAGACAGTAACGACTTAGCACTGGCTACAGGTCTACCCATAACACCTGAAGTAAAGTAGTGAGCAAAAGCCACATTTTCTATGATCACAGGCTCTAGGAAACCATGTACTTCCCAGTCACTTAGGTTTAAATCTTTATAACTAATAACATCTTCCAAGATTGCGTCAGCTTCAACGGCTCGTTCGATGCGGTACTCATGGTTACCGATGGTAAAGACCATTCTCGGTTTCCATGCTTTCTTTTTGTTACGTTTCTGGCGATTAATCTCTTTCTTTATTGGAGCAAGAAGCAAGTCCATCGCCACGTTCCCAGCCTGTACGTCCTTAGTGTAACGCCTACCTTCAAAGTCCTTGCGTCCTTTGTCGTAGCTAGACAAACTAGGCATGTCCCAGAAGTCACCAATGTTTACAATAACATCAGGCTTTTTGTCAGCTATGTACCGACCTGCCCATGTCAGATGTTCTGTAGGCACACCTTCTTTAATTTGGCAATCAGGTATCACGCAAATCTTCATGTGTTCTCCTTAATGTAATCGACTAATTGTTTGTGTTCATCAACTGTAAAATGTTGTAAACCTTCTTTATCACACCACTGACCCATAGTCATCTTACTGCCTTTACGAACTTTCTTATTGCGATCAGACAGTACGAAGATTAACTCACCATCTATAGAATCTCTAATGGCTTTGTACTTCATAGTATCTCCAGCTCTAAAGAATCCTTTACACTCTATTAAGAACTTGCCACATACGAAGTCAGGAGTGTACTTGCGGTGAGTAACATACGGTACTGCAAATGGCTCGTACTCAAATTCTTTTGGTAGCTTTTCCGCAAGAGCTTTTTCCAAACCACTACGATAGTAGCTTTTCTTATTTTTTGGTTTCATGAAAATCCATCGGCATACTCACGCCGCGTTGTAGCATCCATAGTAGCTGTGTATTCTCAACACACCTCTGAAAGCCATCGTCAAACTCTTCGATGTACATATCAATTATTGTCTTATCCCAAGCACTTCGATCAGTAGCGTCTAATATCTTATCCGCTTTCTTCTCACCGATACCTTTAATACCAATAATGTTATCTACTCGATCACCAGTAAGCATCTGCTTGTAGAAGAAGCGTATGCCTTCCTCTGCTGTAACAGTCTGCCAAGTTTGTTTGACGTAGTTGTAGTGTCTACCAGCGACCATCAACAAATCCTTGTCAATAGTAGCGATAGCTGTGTTATCTGTTTGGGCAAGAGCCAAAGCATCGTCTGCTTCCATGCCATCAATTACTTGCGCTCCGTATCTACTTTGCAAGTACTCTCTAATGACTTGATAATGAACTGGCTTCTCAGTGCCTTTACGGTTCTCTTTGTAGTCTTTTCTAATCTTGAATCTAAAATTATCCTTTCCAGTTAAATAAACTTTATAGCTACTGGTACTGGCTTCAGTGTCTTTTAGAATATTACTAATAAAGATTTTGCAAGAGTGTAAGGCGTGAGATTCTGGGTCAGCCGTAACTAACCCAGTCTCCTTGTCCTTCTTTTGAGAAGCGAATCCTATGCGATAAACAATCGGATCACCATCAATTAACAACTTCATTAGAAAGGAATGTCATCTTCAAAGTCATCATCAGCATCAGGCTTGACTACTGATAGCTTTGGACTACTTGCTGCATCGAGACGCTGCTCAAATCTCCAGCGAGTTAGTCCGAACATCGCTTTTTGAGCTGGATTATTCTCGTCATCGGAATCACCAATAGACATGTCTTTAATCCTTGCTTCAGCAATCGTGTCGTGGTACTTAGCTGGTATTGAAGTAATAGTATCAATGTTGTCGTAAGTTCTATCACCAGATACCTGATGCTTAACAATAACATTACAAGGCATACCCATGACTGAATCCCAGTCTGCGATCTCACCTTCCATAGCAGTGGTGTTAAACGCTTTATACATTTGCAGCTCGATACCACGCTCACTCATAGACTGGTAGATGTAGAAAGGTCTTGTCCAAAGAAAGCGTGGCTTCTCCACTCCATCAATAGTAACAGAGCTACCCAGTATCTCGATGCCTAAAGCAATCTGCTGCGCGTCTGGTTTCTCCTCTCCTTTGTAAGAGTTTTTCTGAAGACCCAAATCCGCTATATATACCAGCCGACCTTCATGCTCACCAGCCTCAAGATTGGTGTACTCAACATTTGAGTTGGTATTTTCTTGTTGTGGTGATTTACGTTTTAAAGCCATTTTTGTTTCTCCTAAAAAAAATAATAGTACAGTATATTATACCATACTTTAGTGAATATTGGAATAGTTATTTCCAAATTGAATATCGCAATCTAAGTCGCGGTTAAGTTTTAACATATCATTAACCTTGTTTATAGATGTCTTCAGTAAGTCTTTGATTGTGTCTTTTTCGTCCTCCTTTATTTCCAAAATTATCTCATCATGAAACTGACCTGTAAGCTGAGGTCGTTGACTAAGTATCAGCTTTAACCACAAGTCAAAGCAGTATACACCTGTGCCTTGATTGAGCGTAGAGAATATATCCTTATCGCTTCGGAGCGAGTACCACAACCTACTTACTGGATTGTATAACCACATGGCGTCTTTTCCAGCTCTCTTTGTAGTCTGCTCTTTAGCAATCTTCTTTAGTGCCCAGTTACGCTTCCAGTAGGCCTTGTGTATCTTACTTGCTTCCTTTTCACTAATCGTAAGCTGACGAGACAGTGTTTTAACTCCTGCTCCGTAAGTACAAGCGTAGTTACCACCTTTGTAAGCGTGACGTAGCTGTGTTACCTCTGGTGTATGATTGCCAGCTTTGTACTCGTCCACCTGCTCTTGTGTAATTACTCCTGCTGATAAGGCTAAGTCAAGATGAGGATCGAAGCCTTCAGTCGTCATGTCCGCTACGAACTCTGGATCATGGTCGTACATGTAGTGCTGTTTGGTTCTATCCTCAAGTGAAGACATGTCAGAGCCGCAGAGTACACTACCTTCTTCACATGTCAGTAAGGCACGTATCTCTTTGCCGTACGGCTTACGAACGCTAGGTATATTGACACAAACTCGATGCTTAAAACGTAGCGTGTTAGTAAGTCCACCTATAGCTGCTACTAGATAACCATTCTCATCTGCATTTTTAAGAAATCCTTTAACTGTATTAATACGATGCTTCACCATCATTATAGTTTCTAAAGCAGCAACAGCAGGATTGTCTGGTATCAGCTTTAAGATCGAAGGACACATGTCACCTGACTTTAATTTGATTTGAGCCACACCACCTTGTTCAGTGATTTTGGGATCATATTTTTTATAGTCAAAGGTTTGTGGCTTCCAGCCAAGAGAGTAAAGCCAGTCCTTAACTTGAAAAACACTACCTGCATTTGGTGGTTCGTAGCCTACTACTACCTCGACCTCCTCATCATGAGCAAAGTCTAAGCCACGCTCATCACACAGTGCTTGCCACTTCTCACCAGTAGCAGACAATGTACCGTCCTTCTTAAATGGTTTTGCTGGACGCTTACGCTTTGCAATCTTAGGTACTCGTGGCATAGCAGACATTAGTATAGACTGACTCTCTGCGTATTCCTTCTCCATGCTATCAACAAGGCTCTGAGCTGCATCAACATCCAGCTTCCATTTACTACGCTCTGCCAACTGAGCGCAGCGCATCTTGTGAGCTAAGTATCTAATCAACACCTCTGGCTTGTCGTTATAGAGAAAATTCAGATATGAAATCTCGCGCTTCCATACTTCAAGATTAATCCTTACGTCTTCTTCACAGCGATGCACGTATGTTTGCAGGTCAGCATTTTCCCAGTCTTCTACTTGTGGTTTAGCAACACCTATTTGCTCACCCCATTGTGCTAAACCATGCTTGCCTTGATAAGGCCACAAGTACCAAGATATAGCAAGAGTGTCAACGATGTTGCAAGGTATAGTTAGATCAAGAATACGCTCAATGATCGGTGCATCATAACGAATAAAGTTGTGACCGATAATCCTATCCATCCTTGTGACCGATGCAAAGAACACTTGCATATCAG